CCACGTCGGCGTTGAACTAAGATAATCTCTTTATCTTCGTAGCGTTTGTAAAAACTTTTTGCCATTCGTTCAATCGCTGGATCGAACTGCCGATCCCTAAATATATAGCCTGTATAATATGTCGTGTATCCGTTCATCATGCATAAAATATACATTGACACAGATGGCGTGTCGCCTATACTTAAACTCCAAAAACCTACAGCAATGCACAAAAGGGTACAATCATGCCGCAAGTATCGAGAAATAATGCGCAACGAGGCGTGGAAAAAATACGCTTTGAAGCAGGTCACACCTATAAACAGATGGCAGCTGAAGTTGGATACTCGGAACAGATGATGGCAAAGGTATGCCGTGGTGAGCGAACGCTGTCAGAAGAGCGCGTTCAGTTAATCACAAAACGCTACAGTGAATTGCTTGGCAGACACGTCACAACCAATGAAGTGCTTGGCAAATCAGAAACAATGTTAATGTCTCTAGAGACAATGCATGAACGCATTCCTACTCAGCAAGGTGACATGCCGCTGTTTGATAGTGATCACACAACGCAGTATGAACTCACTGATATGGAACGCTATATCCCAGCTGGCAGTTACATCACGGTGACTGATGACGCAACGCTAGCAGACAAAAATATCTACCTTGTACGCCACGAAGGCAGGAATATAGCACGTATATATAAGACAGACGCAGGTCAGCCAAGGTTTGAATCAGCGCCGCTGACGGGTGACACTGAACAGCTGTTTCTAACATCAGCTTCAGTGCAGGTTCTCACCCGAATAACGAGTGCTACAAAAATCCTCTAAATAAATGTTGTAGTTTTTTGTAGGTTGTTGTATAGGTTACACTACACACAGTAGAAGGTAACCTATGAACAAATTTATTTTACCACACACGTCTGCTTCAGACAGTAACCTGATGCATGACAACCCGTTTGCGTGGCGGTGGAAGCACGCAGAACATTGGGGCAGGATGCCCTACCAAACTAAAATCACACCAGTCCTACCCAGAGGTAACGCCGTTGAACATGGCGGTGATCAGATCCTATTGCATCAGGCAAGTGTCGAAGATGCCAGTGATGCGGCACAAAACGATTTCCTTGTGCGCGTCGAGAAAGATAAAGCTGATGACCTCAATGAAGAAGAGGCAATCCAGTACAACGACATCCCTGCCTACATAGCCCAGCTACACCGTGCTTTACACAGTGACGACTTCAAGGAACTGGGTCTTGGTAAGTTCATATCACGGCAGGGTTTTCATAAAGAGATAATACCGACGCAGGCTGGCGAGATGGAATTTGTTGGATACAGCGACTGGACTTTTGAAAAAGGCACAGTGGACCTCAAATCGACAACCGCTATCCCCGGAGTTATGCGTGACAGCCACGCTTTTCAGCTGGGGTTTTATGCAGATATGACAGGACTGGACCAGTACTGCCTGTACTGCAAGCCAGTCGGTGCGCTGACACCCACGGGTAAAGTCAGCAAGGCTGTCGGCTTTGCCTTCAGGAAACTCAACAAGACACAACAGGAATTTGTACGCAGTGAGCGCATCGCAAGGGCGAAGCACATGGCGGCAATGTATAGCCTATCATGGGAGCAGGCACAGTACCTGACTATGCCCCGTGACATAGGCGGCTTCCGTTGGGATGACGGATTACGTGAACTAGCAAATAAGGAGTGGGGTATATTGAAATGACAGATGAAACTCAGGATGTAGTAGAAAAATTTCCATCCATTGTACGGCATGGACCAGCCAATCAAATCGCCAATGCACTCGTACAGTGTTGCGGTGATCTCGTTGAGCCAGTCAAGCATGGCGTAGGTAACTTCCGAAACACTTACGTGACGTTGCCAACGATCTTAGAACTGCTTCGCCCCGTGTTGTTTAAACATGGTCTCACTGTGCAGCAATACCCATCGGGTGATGGCTCATCACTAGTCACAAGTGTCATGCACAAATCAGGCGAGGCATTTACATGTACATATCCCTTGGCATTACCAGCCACTGTATCTAAAGGCGGCAGGCCAAACTGGGATTTGCAATCCACCATCAGCTATGCAAGGCGCTACGCTTTGATGATGGTGTTTCAGCTGGCGGGAGATGAAGAAGATGAACCTGCTGGTCAGGTGGGTAGTGGTGAACATCACCCACCAACAACCCCTGCGTTAGGTGATGCTGGTAGATCAGCGGATCCGAATGCACCATTTTAAACCACACGGAGTAATACTATGACTATCGAATATCAGAATAAAGCGAGTATCTTTCAGCCAACCTACAATGCTGATGCCAAGGTGGCAGGCGAAGGCTCTATCTCAGGCACTGAAGCAGAACATAGACTGCTGTTTATGAAGTCGTCTACCAAGGGTGGATCCCCAATATTTAAAGTGTATGCGGAGCTTGGTGCTGTCTTCCCCTCAGACTACTGGGAAGAAGGCGGGAACAAACCCAAGTACAAAGGCACCGTCAACGTCAATGGGTATGATCAAGACCTTGCGTTGTGGGCACAGTCATCCAATGGAAAGGCATATCTATCTGGTAAAGTGTCGGACAAATACGATGCGGGATCAGGCGATACGGCAACAGCACCAAACGCATCAGCGGATTCCATTCTCTAGTGGCATTCGAAGTTCAAGCAAAAGTACTAACCCCCAAGGATGTCGCACATATCCTTGGGGTCTCGGAGGGAACCTTGCGCAACTGGAGACAGCGAGGCAAGGGTCCACCGTATATGAAGATTGATCCTACAAGTAACCACGCAAGGCCACGCTACGAACTCACGATGCTGGTTGCGTGGATGAAGGAGTCGGGCCTTGGCGACAAGTTCGAAATCCTTTGAGCATCACGACTACAAGATCACCACCGTCATATTAAATACAAGAGAGCTAGCCTTTGCTAGACACATTGCTGATAGACGCAATGACAAGGCAGAAGGTGTGAGATCGGCTAGAATTGCAACCAATAGAACTGACTTCAGCATCCATCAACAGGGTGCTGAAGCGGAGATCGCTGTGTTTAAACAGCTTAACTGGCCTGTCGATATATCCGTTAACAAGCATGGCGGTGACGATGGTATCGATGGGTACTGCGGGAACCATAGCGTGCAAGTTAAATCATCGCGGCACTGCCCACCTTCTATGATATTTAATTATGCAGGAGACTTTCGAGCAGACGTTGCTATTGCCTGTCTGGTTAGACCAAAAGGACATATCGATATCTATGGGTATATCACCCGTCAAAGGTTTATGGGTATGTTTGTCGTGCGGGATTATGGTTACGGGACTCGGCTGGTCGTCGAACCCAAACACCTGAAGCCATTTAGCGACCTGAATACAGGCGTTGACAAAATGGCAACAATAACTTTCCGTTCGGAAACCCCTTGATATTTATTCAATAATATCATAGGGTTACAGGGTAGTGAGAAAAGAGTGGCGACCCCTACGGTAGTGTAACATGTACACGATAAGAACAATTCTTCTGTAAGTCACACGAAATATGACCAAATTGTTGTAGCTTTGACACTACAAACTATAGTAAACTACAATAATCGCAACCACACGGAGTGACAAAAAGTGACAAAACTAATACACACAGGAAATTTAAGCGTAAGAAATTTACAGCGCGAGTACAAAAAATTAATGTCCGTTTCACCCAAGAAAAAGTCTAGATGCATTGTCTGGGATAAATCAATACCCGGTCTCGGTGTGAGGATATTAAATCCAAGCGGTACGATGACCGCAATATACAGATCACGGCAGTATGAAAATAATGGTACATCAAATTCTGTTGAGAAAATGATATGCAGAGTATCTATGACGACAGAGTCTTTACAGCAGGCAATTGACATAGCCGCATCATTGTATGAGAAGCGTGCCGTAGGCTACGATACAACCCGTGTTCTAAAACTCCCTTCTACCGTGGAAGAGTTTTACAGAGATATTTACTTTATGGAGCATAGGGATAAATGTCTCGACGGTAGTCAAAAGGCACCTAAATCAATTCAACGTGATGGGCAGATTGCTAACAAGTTAATTGAACACGTTGGTTGGATGGACCTCAAAGACCCTGAAATCTACGACGCTTTTATTAGGTGGAGACATGAGGTTGTTGAAGCAGGTACAGGCTATCAGACAATGAAGAAAGCGGCACAGTTAATGCGCAGGTTATTTCGTATGGGTATACGCCGTGGCGTATGTTCCCATGATTTTCTTTCTGACTTCAAGATACCTAATCATCAGCCTCGCAACATGCACGTACCACCTGAAGAAGTCGCGGCAATATATAAAGCCTGCCTACAATATAAAGCTACAGGTGGTAGAAAATGGACACGCATTGCAGACATGTTCATTTTAAAAATACTCCTTGGCACTCGCAGTGGGGAGATGGTTGATCTCAGGAAGAGCGAAGTTGATCTAGATAAGGCTGTTATCATTATGGATCCATCACGCACAAAGACACGCAAGAGTTACAGGTTCAAGCTAACTAAAATGGCTGTTGATTTATTGCGTAACACAGAAGCAATGTCTGAACCTAATAATCCATTGATGTTTGGCATCAAGGGGAATTCATGCACCGCATATCTTATGGAGTGGCACCGCATCCTTGACATCACGGGGTTATACAACACACTTCCAGAAGGCACATGGGAGCAACAAACGCCTGCCGAACGCATATTCACAAGCGAGGTAAAGGCAAAACGCCCAAGACCCCACGATCTTAGACATGCGTTTATTACCAATGCACGGGAAGCAGGCATCAGCCGCGAAGACGTAGCACTTGCCGCCCAGCACAGTAATACAAACACAACCGAACTGTATGAGCATGTGACTGACGAAATAAAATCAAAGGTTATTTCTGCGCGTGAAGCATCACTGGTTACTGCACTTAATCAGTAGGAGTGTTAGAGGCGGCGCTTGCAAAGAGTGTCGCCTCATCCCTACGTCGGGATACCAAACCGTTTAAACGAACCCCTCGGCAATACACCCAGCGTTTAAACTCTTTCTTTGCACCCTCAAAATTAGAACGATTTATCTTTCTTCTGAGAGTAGAACTCCTGAAGGCATTGCTGCCAAGGTTGTAGCAGAACGAAATACACGCGCCGTATTGGTTAGGGTTTAGCTCTACCTTCAACATACCATCAAGCCTGCGTTCAAATGCACGTAGCTCTTTTCTTAGTAGTGCTTCAGCCTCATCCTTTGTGATGGTGTCACTGTCCATTACCAGCCGCCTGCCACTCATATCGCGGGTACTACCATAGCCCCACGTAACTACGCCAGCACTGCAGTGGTATTTCGCAGACCGGAAACCTTCCCAGAATTTTATGAGGTCAGTGGCTTCTTGATTTGTTTGCATTACTCACTGGTTTCTTATCGATGCATCGTTCTATTCTGAGAAACTTGATGCGGTCATTACTGACGTGCCGCCATACGGTGCCTCGCCCGTTTTGTATCGCAAAGATTGTTTCGCTTACGGAGATCTTTATAATAATCGCAGGCTCTCCATCTACGTAACATGGTTGCCCTTCCCACCATGACTCGGACCACTTGAACCGTAGCCCTGCGACAAGGTTACCTGCCCAATCCTTCAGCGCCAATGCTATCACCATCGCTAAAGTAATTGCCATAAGTGGTTGTAACATCTCAATAAAACCAAAGCTGATTTCGTTGAGGTTCATCGCTGGTATTTCCATTACTTTTTGTCCCTCGAATTCCACAACTCAAACAGGGTCTTTATTTTTTCACCGTGGTTTTGTTTAAGTGACTCCAGATCGACTGAGATTTTTATAAGCTGATAGACTACAACGGCGATACCCACAACGATGGGCCACAAAGTCCCTATCCAATCCAGTATTGTCCCTTCCATCGCATCACCTATGCTGATTTACTTTTTTGAAAATGCCTTGCACCAAACCAGAATGAAATCACACAACTAAGCATGGCTTGATCGTACTCTGTGTAAATAATAGCGGCAGCTTCAACGAGTAACCCGCCATCAATTACTGTGAAGGCCCACAACTGCACAGCTTTGCATGACATATAGAGCAAGAGGAGAAGATACGATATGATAGGGCGCACGGAAGCACGTAGGGTGCCCACCCAGCCAGTGTCTTTGAGAGACTGATCGTGCTTATATATGCTTTTAGTTTCTTGAATATCGGCATGTGCTTCTATCTCCGTTAATTTTAATTCTGATTGAACCTTCGCCGCATCGATATTGAGTGCGTGCATTTCCTTTTCGTGTTTCCTGTCCTGCCACTCATCGAACATATCAAACACCCGTGGCAAGGCTGACGTTCCAAATCCAATGAGAGACCCAATAATTGTAAGCATCAGTTTGCTCCTGCTCTTTGTTCTTTTCCGTACTGCGACAGGAAGTTCTTAGATATGTGGGCACGCAACTGATCAATTCGACGCAACTGCTTCAGTCGTTCGCCTTTCTTTTCTTCTGGGTAAGCCGCATTGTATATTGCACGACGGTCCTTGTTCAGCTGATTGAGATCCTTTTTAAGTTTCTGTGCGCGTGAAACAAACTGCGCATCCAACCCACGTTCAGCCAGCATCCCTGTTATGATCCCACCGGGATCTGTTTTGTTGTTCTTCTCGATATTTTTTATTGCTTTATCTAGCGACAGTATTTCCTTGTTGATTAGGAGCCGTGCCCTTTTTTCGTAGCTACTATATCGCGGAAATTCTGGTGGGTTGAACCTGCCTACGGTTATTTGCCCTAAAGCCGTGTCTTTAAATTCCATCGGAGCAGGTGGTAACCCATTTACCTGCCTATAATACACGTCTGCCAGCGACATGACAACATTACCAATCTTCGGTGCCCAGCTATCGAGCGCATTCTGTATACGTTGTGCGGCGAAGTTTGTCTCACGCGCAAGCGCAAGCGTTACCTCATTCGCCCGTGGGTCTGCTATCCCAGCACCCTCGTCAGCCGTTCCCTTTAGCGGCAGTGAATACGGTGGTATTATATCCCTGTCCCTAAACGTGTCCTTGTTTATTACATCCTGTATAATGCCCTTTCCTATAGGGCCAGCAATCTCATAAGGATTTATTTTAAAAATATTCACAACGCCGAACATCAACGAGTCCATGAAATCACTACCCGCATTTTCAGCACCCCTAGCCGCCGCAAGCAGACGCTCTGGGATTGTCATGCCTACGAATCCTGCCTCGAATGGCTTGGGTATCGCTATGTGTGGATTGTCTATGATGCCGTCTAACGCACCATCAGGAAAAAATTTATCGAGATAGATGTGCATGTATAGATCCCTAGATTCCTGCGGCAACGCTTGGTAGCGTTCATCATCTTCGTTTATTGCATAGAGCGCAGTGGCAAAGCCTGCCATGACACCCATCGTCGCATAGAAGTTTAGTCTGTTTTTGTTATTAGATAGAGGTGATCCAGCGCGTGCTAATCGATACGCACCCTGTGCCCTTGCGTTGATGAACGGCACTGTTGTGATGAGGTACTCAACAATCTTGAACGCGCCTTTGTCAGCCTTGCCACGCAACGAAAAGTCCAGTACCTCACGCGCACGGAACCCCGACTCTTCTTTTGTGAACCCCTGCTTTCTGGATGCCTGATAGACTGCAAGGCGGTTAGCATTTTCTGTCGCTTCCGACACACGATCTACCAAGGCCCACGCATTCTTTGCAGTTACAATCAATGGGTTACTGCTATCTCCTGTGGCTTTAGCGTAACGTCGCAACGCACTGCTTCGATGGTAGCCACCGATAGGTGTGCCACCGTTTAAACGTATCTCCCGTAGCAGGTCAGGATTAGTGAACGACTGTCCCACACCCTTGATCGCGTTGGTTATAGGTTCGTAGCCACTGTACAAAGCGCGGGTACTGAGTGTGTCACGTACCAAGTTTGCCTGCAGGAAGTCTGGCATCTTGGTAATCATCTGTGAGAACGCGTTGCGCTGAAAGTTCATAAACCGCATGAACATGTTAAGATTTCGCGTTGGTACGTGGGCAAGTGCATTAAACAAATCTACATCCTCGACCTTGTAGAATGTTTCGGTTGTGTCTTCAGACATACCACGCACAGTAACCACGTTTTCATCACGCATCTTAGGCTCGAAAACAAATACATCGTATAGTCCTTCGAGTGCGTCGATGTCTGTCTGCTCTTCGAGGATAGCGATGTCTTCGCCAAGCACCTGCTCTAATGTCTTTTTAATTTCATTAACCGTGGTCTTCTTGCGCACCACCTTGCTACGTTTGGTTTCTGTCATCGCAGGGTTAGCTGTGTCTGGACCTATCTCGTTGACGATGGCACGCATGGCATGGTTGCGCATCGTCTTGGTAATCAGTGCTTCTGCATTGCGCACCATGTTGGGCACGATGCCATTCAGTTTATATGCACCACCCTTTAGTCTGCGGGATGGATCCCCAACACGACCAACACCGCCACTGGTTGGACCTATCGGTGTTGCCGACAGTGTCGCTTCGTCGCCCTGCATCAACCTGTAGAACGGTAGGTAGTCACCGAAACGCTTCCAGCTTTCCGCTTGGTTCTGCGTTAGGTATTTACCATCAACTGCAAACTGCAGCAGGTCATTGTTGAAATCCACATACTGCTGACGCGCTACCTCAAACTCTGGGTAGAGCCTGCCAAGATCGAGCAGGTCTATAATCTCCATAGGTGTAAGGAGTTTCTCCCTGCCTTCTGCTTGTAGTCTGCGTGCCCTGTACGCGTACATATACGCACCCCATAGATGCATCCCAACATCACCGTGCATCTTGGCGATAGGCTCTATAATTTTGACAAGACCGGGCTTGCGGATGATGTTGCCATCTGCGTCACGGTATTCTTCCCTGCCCTGTTCTGTAAATTTAGGGACACCGTTGACCAAGGATTCCGCAACCATGTCAGCTGTATCATGTGCCACTCTAGCAAGCTGGTAACCACGTTCAGCGCCAGCGCGTGCAATCGCCATGTACGGATCAAGCGTCTGCGCTAGGATCTCCTGCCTGTTGCTGACCGTGTTGACGATCAAGTCACGTATCGCGCCATAGACAGAACCAACGGTAGACACTGACCTGTCGGATATCTTATCCGCTGTAGCCTGCTGATTTTCTGTGAGCTTGGAAAACTGTAGGTCTGTTTTTTCTGCGCTGAACAGTGTGTCTTGGTTGAAAATACCGGGTTCCCGTTCAGCACTCCTGAAGTAGGTTATGTTGGCGTAGATCACAGGTCGTTCAGATTGCATAGCCTCAACTATCCTATGATTGCCTTCAACTATGACAGCAAACCCATCATTCCTAAATTGTTTAGGGCGAACGTATATTATAGGGTTGTCTTGAGGATTCTCTGATGGGTTATAACCCTCTCTTGCTATACTTTCTTTTAAGCGACGTAATTTACTACCTTCCGTGTCTTTGTTTCTGTACGAGTGTTCACCGTTCATGCCGGGAATGTACATAAGTTCCACTGGATCAAACGGTACGTTGAACGCCTCGGCTGTTGGTCCGGTTTGAGGTCCGAAATAAAATATATTACCAAGCTCACGCTCTTCGCGTATCTTTTGATTAGCATCTTCGTTAAAGAGATCTATCTGATCTTGATATTCTGGTTCGCCGTTTTCTTTAAATCCAAATTTTGCCCCACTTATTAATTCTTGCGCACGCCAAAGTAAACTAACCTTACGACCCTCACGCATCTGCGAGGCGGTGTTAGTTAACTTACTGTATACAATGTTGTCGGGTTCTTTGGGCCTGCCTTTTTCATCAAAGCTGGCTACGTTTAAACTCTTTAGGCTGAGACCTAATCTTTGTTGCGCAGTTCCTCTTGGCGCTGGATAAGCCAAGCCTTGTGCCACTCTGGCAGATGCGAGGGTATTTCCAATTGGTTCGCCGCCAACTGTTGGTCCAGCCGCTCCCTCCGACGTTGCCCCTGCAGAAGTTTGTATTCCCCTAGCAAGCCTTCTGCCTCTAGACGTTCGCTGTCGCTCTTGTACGGATGGTTCTGCTCCGCTTCGCTTCGACTTTGCGGGTTGTCGAAAGTCATTTTTGTAGGCTTCGACGAATTCTCTTGCACCATCTGAAAATACCTCAAGTTCTGTGTTGTAACCCAGTGAATTCCACAGGTCTTTCTCGTAGAACCATAGCACAGCCTGCAAGTTTCTACTATCTAAATCTACACCTGTTTCGTTTGAAACATCGTCTGCTACTTCACGCAACAATCGTTTGATTTGTTCGTGATCTTTTACATCTGGACCTGACCTTGCGTCATCAATCGTATCATCAAACAGCCTGCCAAGATGACGGTACACAGAACGTGATGCCCAGCTGTCTACTGTCTCATCGTGCATACCGTTAAGGTTTGTGAAGAACGGTCCTATCTTTTTGCCAAACATATACGCACCACGACGCATACTGTTTATGCCAAGTCCTGTTAGACCAGACTTGATACCGTGTCTGGCACGCATCTCGTTGAGATCCCTGACCCCGTGGTCCTCAAGCATCCAGTCTGTCACCCTTGCGAATGACGGATAGTTAGATCCGGGGAAGTCAAACTGAGGATCGTTCAACATGCCGTTAACCATGTTGAGTTGTCCTGCTACAATCTTACCTCGCTGCCCCCACTGTTCTGTAGACAGCGGATTGGTCACCGTAAGTTTACCAGTACGCAACCACTCAGCGAATATCATAGAAGCGTTGAAGAGGTTTGCCTTTGCCTTGGTGCCGTTCGATGTGATTGCGGCAATGACTGTAAACATTCTGCGATAGTCATCACCAAACGCTGGATCATTCAAGACTGGGAATGTTTCTGACAAAGTTTCGAATACTAACTTAATGTCGTCGTCATACCACCCTAATCCAGATTGATCCTGTCCAAGCTGGTGAACAACTTCAGGTACCATCGAGCGTTTGACATCCTCAAAGACTGCTTCGTCATTGAGATCACGGCGACGATATCTGTTTCTAAATGCTCGTACCAAGGCACGGTTATAATTATCAAACGCCTTTGCGATATCGGATGCTAATACTGTACCTGTTTCCTGCAAACGTTGACTGATGCCGCGCTCACGGTTCTCGCGTATTTGTACACTGCTTGTGCCACTGGCTTCGTATAGTTCAGCTGTCGGTTCTTGTACGTTAACCAGCTTACTAAATACTATGTCGCCGCCTTCAACTTCAGACAGCCGTTTTCGCAATGCGAAAATCTCATCAGAATTAAAATTGTTTACAAACTTTTGCGGATTAATCTCGTCGGCAATACTCACAACAACGTCGCGTGGAACAGTAAACTGATCAGCGAGAGTTTGAAACAAATCGGTTTGTGGTGTCTCGGTAGGTGTGGGTGCAGGAGCGGCTATAGTTGGCGCGAATATACCCTCCGATATTATTCGTGTGCCAAAATGTACGTTTGACCCATCCTGCGAAACCACAGTTTCAGGATCAAATATTTCAAGTGGCGTTAGACCAGCTTCTGGTTTTACTGATATGTCAATGCTTGTGCCGGGAACTGGATCCCCCTTCTTTCTGATCTTGCCATAGTCCTCGGTATATACCAGTCTGCCCCGCTTGTTTTTTCTGCTTGGCATACGCTCGAACTTCACAGGCATTTCAGGGTTCTGCAACAACCCACCTATTTCTTTAACGGAAACATCATCTATAAACACTGTGTCTATGGAGCGTGGTTGTTCCCCACCTAGGCTTGGGTCTTCGTCTTCCGACAACGCACGATTGCGTATGGTTGTGCCATCTTTGAACTGTTTGTAGGTTGAGCCTCTTGACGTTTGGAATTCTGCCACAACCTCCCCTGACTGAGCGGGATCTGCTGGTGCAGGCTCTGCCGCTACTGGCTCTGTTGGTGCAGGCTCTGCTACTAGCTCGGCTGTTACAGGTTCAACCGCAACCCGTGAGCCTTCTTCCAATGTAGACCACTGCACGCGCTCACCTGTCGGTGTCTTACCCGCATACAGTCGTTCTCGTTTGCCACCAATCTCTTTGTCAGTGACACTTGTTACTTCTACTTCGTTAGTAGTGAACTCACTGTCGCTACTTTCCGCTGTTGGCTTGGATGACAGGGTAACCGTTTCACCTACTTCGTATCGCTGTGTTGCGGGTGCTGGCTGAACAGCCGCTGCTTCACGTATTGGTGTAGTCGGCGGCGCTTCCGGCGTAGGATCTGCAATAGGAACAACGGGTGTCTCAGGCTGGGGTGCCTGTGCTTTTGTTTTTCGTTTTCGTTTTTCTGCTGGGACAAGGCTCTGTAACCTTTCTGTCAAGTTACCGTCGATAACGAAGTTCAACGCATCAAACTGCGTCTTGAACTCGTTGCCACTTAGCTTGTTAACAATCCTGCCAACGGTGTTAGCGGCAGACTCAAATGCTTTTCTTAATATGCCCTGCGGTTTTTGACCGGGCAGTATGTTTCGTCGTCGTGCTTCTTCATAAGCCTGCAGTGAATACGCCATGAGTTCCTGCGTAGTCATCTCCACGCCTTGGAGCTTACCGTCAAACTCGTTTACTATTTCATCACCAAGTAATCGCCTGACACCACTGGATAGTCCAGACTTAAAAGTGTTAGACCGTTTAAACGCCCCGACAAATGCTCGATGCGCTTTAGGATCGAGCTTCTGCAACATGGTATCCCAGTGATGGAACGTCTCATGGTATAGCGTTGACAGTGGGTATTCCGTTGGGTCTATATTTATCTCGCCCGTCTGGACATTGTATGATCCTGCACCACCGCCCTGTATTCCCTGCGGTGTGAACTTTATAACGGGGTCTAGCTTGCCTGCGTTCTTACCTTTGTTAGTTTCGGCAATGACACCCAATCCAGCCATGTGTATGCGTGCCTGCGTCGGGGTAAAGATATAGTTACCGTCTGCATCTTTTTCTTTAAGCTGGCTTGCGGCTTCAGCGAGGCGTGGGCGCTCTAGCGCATTGAAGTTGTCTATTGCAGAATCAAAAAGCGTTGGTCCCTTGACTGCTGTGCCCTCATCATCCAATACGGGTTCGCGTATGTCTGGTATTTCCAGATCGTCTGGTATTCGTAATGCTTGAGCTTCTTCTTCCTGACGTGCCTGCCTGCCCCGCACAGCTGTGGACACAGTTGAGGTTGCGCTACCCACCGTACCACCAACCAGAAAACCGCCAGCGAGACTGTTGACCAATCGCTCCTGCACTTCTTCAAGCGGTATCGGTTTCCCCGTAGCCAGTGCTTCCGCTGACATTTTGACACCTTCTTGGGCGCTTTCAGTTACACCCTCAACGGCGGCTAACTTCAAGGCATCCTTGGTAATGCGTCGTATTGCACTTTTCTTTATGGATTCTTTGAGTGGTGATTTAATAATGTCGGTTATAATTTTAAGTGCTGGCACTGAATCCAGCGCACCCATGATACCACCTGCACCTAACCCAAATTGCTGGGCATCATCCTTGCTCACGCCTTCTTCTAGTAATGTCTTGTATACATCGCCAGCATTGATAGCTGTAGATGTCAGCCAGCCCGTACCAGCTACAAGAGCAGTTGTTGCCAGACCGGGAACTGTAACTGGTGCTAACGCGATAGTACCAGCCACTGCACCAGCGGTTCCAAAGACTGCACCCAACGATGGTATTGCACTACCTAGCGTGGAAAGCGCCCAGTCAGCGGCATCATCGAGCGAATCTACTTTATAGATAGAGCCTACTCTTGGCGGTTCATACTGTTCGGCTTCTGCTGTTTGTTCCAGCCTACCTTCTTTGAAATATTCTTCTGCATCTTCAAAGCCAAGCTGTCCAGAAAGTGATTCAGCGGTGCCAAATAAACCAGCCTGCAGTTCATCTGTGCCCCGTGCCAAACCCCTACCGAATTCACCCATCTGTTCGGGTGGTTCTACCGGGTCTACTGGTTGTGCTGTTTGTTCTACAACTGGTTGTGCTGGTGGAGTGTCTTGGAAAAAGTCTTTTTTCAAAAGACGTTCTATTTCCTGTGGTGGCATACCATCTGGGAAGGATAAAATCCCTACACCTTGAACATCAATTAACTGGGCCATTAATTAGCCGCCCTGATTCATAGTTAAGCCACCGTCAGCGGAGTAGCTTCCCATTATTTTAGGACCACCCTTGCCGCCATATTTTTTGAGGGACTCTTGTTTTATAAACTCTTTGAAGGCTGGTGAACTAAAAGCTCGACCTGCAGCTGAACTTCCAACGGTAGCTAATAGCCTATCCTCTACTAAAGAAGTTAGTTTTTCTGCAGCTGCCGACGGTTCCATTCGATTGAGGTTGTAGTTGCTTTTGTTTGCCGCAATCACCAGATCTGAGGTTGTTTTCCATACAGTTTGGAACAGTGATTGATCTGCTCGAATATCCTTGGATGTAAGTTCACGTTCTTTGAGATTAAGCATCTTGTCAGCTACCCTGCTTTCCGCTCTCAAACCAGTAATCCGCGCATTAATTAGCTTTTCGTCAATGTTAAGTTTGTCACTTTGAAATCGGACTTCTGCCATCCGCGCTTCATAAATGTTGTCAATCTTCTCTTTCTCTAGCTTTCGGTTCTTGTCACCTTCGCCCATTCTAAAATCACGCTCAAGCTGTGCCATGTCTTGTTTGAGTTTTCGATCAGCCGCTTTTTCTTCCCGTACTGTTTTCGCTGCTAAAGTTTTCTGAGCAGCATCACCAAACATTCCAAGCACAGTAGGCTTATCAGATGCCATCATGTTCAGACCTAGTTCGACCAAGGTCATGTTTGCAAAATCGTTTTCAGTTTTTTCTGCAGGGGCACGGTTGTCTAGCTCCTGATCCATTCCTGCATTAAGCTCACTATCGGTTGGATCCATCACTGCGTCTGGTAGCGGTGTAGCCATGCTGTCTGGAACAGCACCCTCTGGACCTGTCATCATACCAGCGTCTGCTTTTGCCCCTGCGGCTGTTTTTGGTACAGCCTTTACGGGTTGTGGGAGTCTACCTTGTCCAGAACCTATCTCACCGCCGTCTTCCATAAACACACGGGGTGGGCGTTGCGTTGGTGACTGCATTCCCGGTCCCATAGCCCTGCGTTCTAAACTAGTTATACCACCAGCGCTTTGCTCTCTTGGCATCGCCTTATTTAACATGCCGCGCACTTGATATTGCGACATCCCCCTGCTGTTCGGCATGTTGTCGTCAGTGGTGTAAGGATCCATGCCCATCGTTCCTGCCGTAGTATTTCCCGTCGTTCTTGCCTGCGCACCAGCCGGGGCGAGTTCTTGGACAGCAGATCTAACAGCCGCAACAGCTAGATTACTTACGTCAGCGCTAGTTTGTTTTAATCGCGTATCAACCGACTTAAATTTATCTATCGCGTTTTTTGTTATCGCTTGCATTTCTGCGGCACTAGGCATCTTACCCATGACAGAAGCATAAGTATCCGACACCATTCCCATAATTTGGTTACCAAGGTTGGCGCTTCCAGTTTTTATTTCTGAAGCAACCCTTCCTGTATCTACATTCGTCGCGCCTTGCATTGTCGCACGGTCACGATTTGCATTTGCATTTTGCGTGGGTTGAAATTGGATGCTAGGAACAATTTTAGTTCTGGATTGTTGCAACGCATTTAAAGGATTGCGTGGATCTAATCGCGCACCAGCAAACATGTTGCCAAGAGCATTACCCATTGACTGCATTCGGCTTACGCCTTGCGTACTGCCAGCGGATGGCAGGCTGGTTATACCACTGCGGCTTAGAGCGTCTGGACCAGACATACTACTACCCAGCGCACGGGTTTGATCAGGGCCAATTATCCTACCGTCAACAAATCGCGGTGTAGACAGGTAGTTAGGTCGTTGCCTGTCCGACATAATCTGTTGCGGTCTGTCAACGAAGCCAGTCCGATAGGGCGTGCCGCCACGACCCGGATTGAAATATATGTCTGCTATACCTCTTGCTCTTGCCATTAAATACCTACCCGCCCACTAGAATAAATTTGATATGCCGCCAAATAAGCTAGAACTATTTGACGCTAGGCCCGGACCCCCGCTCAAAGCGCCAAGGCCAGCAATACCGAGGCCAGCTATTTGTCCCAGCGTCGATGGTCCCGGTGCCGTCGTTGTCTGCCCCGTGAATATTGCAGGGTTAAACGGTGTCGCCGTTATCGCTGACTGCAGAAATCCCAGCTGTCCATATGGATATTGTTGTTGGGTGAGTTCATCTTGACGAGCGAGGTCGAGACCCAGCTGACCGAATGCCTGCTGTTGTGCCCCCTGTCCTTGCAGTGCGGTAGCGTCTGCGAAGAGCGACTGCTGTTGTAGTCCTGCCAAGTCACCTGCCAGCGCACCTGAACGCAACAGACGTTCCTGATCTGTCTGGAAGGTTGCCCTGTTGAGAGCGCCTGCAGCACGATTTGCTTCCTCCTGCGCAGTAGCTCCTCTGAGACCTAGATCCTGATCCCGTTGAAATGCACCCATCGCCGTGTTGAAGCCTTGATCACGTAGCTGACCCGTCACTTGACCAACCGAATCTAAGTAGTCCTCTTGAGCCATCGCATCCATAAGACCGTGACGACTACCACCAAAGGCTCCTGCCCTCTGCGCGGCTCCTTGTCGCTCTAGACCCTGTCGTTCATATTCCTGACGCATGTCATCAATGGTGTCGTCAATCACACCTTCCCTGTACATCGACTGATAAGGTGCAAGACCCGCCGTAGTCAGCGCGTCTGTTCCTATGCTTGCGTCGGCGGCGTAGTTTGTACCGCCGAGATCAGCGAATGTTCTACCGCCTGCAGTGTTTCTT